GGTCTGATCTGAGCATTGATTACGTTGAGAGGGTCCCAGCTAGTTGGATCGTCTAGATCAGATCCCTGAATATGATTGGGAGTGGCCATTACGTAGGTGGTCTTATCTAAGTAAGCCCAACCCTTGAAGAAGGTTGCGGGGAAGTCCCCATCGGTTATCTGAGCAAAGGTAGTACCATCGTAAGTGTATCCCTTTACTCCATTGCCAAGCACAAGACGAGGAGTTCCTCCGGAGGTTTGACTGAAAGCATAGACTCCAGCAGTGCCGTCAACGGTGCCAATGTTAGTGTTGTTTTTGTAAAGTGTTGTTCCAAATACTGAGTAGATGTTCTCAAGCCAATTGTAGACTCCAAGCCCTGTGGCTGCGCCTCCTGAAGGCTGACTGTATTGGAGGAGACCTGGCCGCTTAAACAGCCAATAGTCTCCCGTTACCTGATCTCGCTCCATGAAAGCGTTGATGAGGCGAGCATCTTTGGTAGCCGAAGTGCCCCGGTTTTCAGGCGCAAGGGCGAGAGGCCAGCGCTTTGGAATTTGGACAGTTTGAGCCTGTGGCATTACTGGAATCTCCGCCCACCAAAGTTGCCACGGGTAGTATCAGGCGCGAAGGAAGTTGAAGCATCCTCCGTGTCCCAGCCCTCAAGGGCGTTCCTCAAGGTTTCTGCCTTCATTCTGCAGCGGTCCATGATAGCTTGTGGCTGGCCCGTGCAAATCTCGTCGGCGAGGCCCCAGCTAAGATACATGAACCACTCAATTGGGAAAGCAATTGCATCGGTCAGAAAGACTGGTGCAGTCACCTGCTGTTCAATAAGCAAGTGAGCAGTGCCCAAGGCAGCAGTCGCATCTGGAGTGAGCCAGAAGGTCACTACCAAGTTACTCACTTGCTTATCCACAAAGAACTGTGTAATTGGTCCTTGCTGCGTTACCTGTGAAAGTCGCATCCACTCTTCCCAGGAAAGTGGGTAGATTGGTCTGCGATTGGCGCTGGAGTCAAGGAAGTAACCTTGTAGAGCACGAATTGGCTTACTGGCAATAACGGAACCTCCAGGGCCAAGTGTGTATGCAGAGATGCCTGCTGTCAGCGTAATCGGAAGGTCCTGCCAGAGGAACAGCTTAAGGCCTTGAGTTTGCTGAAAGTTCACTAAATCAGTAAGTCTGTCCCGATTCTCTGCAAACTGCTCCGGTGTTGGGTCTTGTAACTCCTCCAAAAGGCCGGCATTCCTCATAGCGCTCGTGATGACACGCTTGTAGGAATTGAAGTATACGGGAGTTGTCACTGGCCTTATGCCAAATAGAGCTTAATCAGGCGCAGCAGGATTGTGAAGTTCTGCTGCGGTCCTCCAGGAGGGAAGCCACTAGTACGAAGGTTGATGCTGCCATCGTAACCGCTGCGAGTCATATCAGGAACGAAGCCACCATCATCAGTTACGTCGATCTTACCGCTGCGAGAAAGCGGAGTGATTTGCTGAGGAATCTGACTGTTCCACTCAAGTAACACGTCAATTTGGACTCCAAGTGAGAACGTAATATGGTCTACTCGAAATCCCTTGAGCACCTGTCGCTGTTCATTGTTCTGGAAGTCTGCCAAGGATATTGCCGGAACCTCATTAATGTCGTTGGTAACTAAGATTCCTGTCAACTTCACTACAGCATTCCGAAATCCTTCCTCAAGGATTTGCTTCTCAAGAATATTACTAGCCATTTGAGTTCCTCACTTTACTTATAGAGCTTCACAAGGCGAAGAAGGAGCATAAAGTTCTGCGGTGCACCTCCCGGCGGAAAGCCCTTAGTCACCAGATTGATACTTCCATCGTAGCCACTTCGAGTGAATTCTGGAAGGATGCCTCCCTTATCAGTTGCATCAATCTTCCCGCTCCGTACTAGCGTTACGATCTGTTGCGGAATCTGACTATTCCAAGATAGCAGAATGGTAAGGCGCTGCCCAATGGAGTATAAGATCGTGTCTACACGGAAGCCTTTGAGAGCTCCTTTGTCATTGTTGATGAAGTCTGCGAAGGAGATAATAGAGGTTTTATTCTCGTCTGCAACCGTTAGCACGCCGGTCAGTTTTACCACCGCGTTCCGCGGGCCTTCCTCTATGATCTGCTTCTCGACGATGTTTGCGAGAGCGCCCTGTAGGGGACCTCCACCCAGGCTGTATCCAGCTCCAGTGGCAGCGGCAGAGAAGCTGATCGCCTGTGCCATGTTAGACCAGCTTGTAGTTCCACCACTGGCCTGGTAACTGACTGCAATGCTCGCGCCACTTGAACTCATTACATAGCCATTCACTTCCCCTAGAATAAGCGTGCCTAGCGTCCAGGGACTGTTGACTGCTGTCGGAGTTCCGTTGAAACTGGAATTGAAATGCAGCAGCTGGTTAGATGCACTGCCGATGTTAGGCAAGACAGGATTAATGCTCAAGCCGTGCGCCCCTGCATCAGAGTCAAAGGCCGCAGTACCTTCGTAACTAAACTCTTCTGTCCATATGTAGGCGCCGCCACCTGCACCTAGATCAACACCGAAAGTTACTGTAATGGTCTTGTCAGCGTTAGCTGGTGCGACGAGAAGGTAGGCTTGCCCAGATTGCCCCGAAGCCTGCGTATCCAATGCTGAGGGAGAGTTCGGCGTGACTGTGTAGTTATTGCCAGCCGAATCTGCCACAGTGAATGTAGTTGTTCCTGCAGCAAGAAAGAACTCTACCCCGACAGCAATCAGATTACCTGGTTTAGGGTTATTCGCGAAGACAGCTACTCGCGTAGTTCCCGCTCCGTTCGCTGCTGTAGCAGCGCTCTGCATGTGCCCTGTGATTCCGGCGGCGCGGGCCTTGAAGGCGAGCGTGAAACTATCGTAATTAGCGGAGGCAATTTCCGTCCAGGTCGGATTGATCGCTGCGTGCGTAGTCTGCACGAAGTCTTCAACTGCCCAGGTAATCGCAGCTCCACCACCAGGGTCGTTCGACAGAGTTGCTCGCTTAGTGAAGACGTTCGGATTTGTGCCTGCATTGAACTCAGTAACAGCAGGCAGAGTAGCAGCATCCAAGATGAAGCTTACAATTAAATCTCCATCGGCAACGGTTGTTACTGAGCCACTTAGCACTGCATCAGCCACTATGCTGCCAGCTCCATTGACCGTCTTAGCGAATGCTTCAACTATCGGCGCTGCAGCCGGCGGCGTCCATTCTCCCAGGGCCACTCCATTGAAAGATGCACCACTATTTGCGACAGTGACTGTGATAGAACCAGTTACCTTAGCAACTGCAGTCCACACAGCCATAGTATCGTTATTCGTCGCATCGTTCAGAGGCGAATTTGGCACCGGTGCCCAAGAATTAGGCGTTGCACCGTTGTCTGATACAGTAGGCGTAAATGCTCCGCCTCCTCCAGTCGCGTGGAACACGACCAGAAGATTGCCCTTCGTCACGCTTTTGGTGACAGCCAAGGTCGCACTCGCTGCACCCGAGACGAAGGGCCAAGCCACTTAGACGCTCCTTACTGACCGCTTGGCCGTTCGATAAAGCCGATCTCCCAGCCGAAGGTATCCGCGGAAGCAGCTTGCGAGGCGCCCCAGAAGCCAAGGGTGAACCACCAGCCCGGAGCCAGAATGACAGGTGGCATCGGGACAGTGCGGGCGCTGACCAGCGTTGTCGTACCAATGAGGTTCTTGCCCATTACAGGCGAAGCAAAGTCAAAGACCCACTCATCGAACGCAACTTCGACAGCGCCCACGATCTGCCCATCACCTACTCGGCGGCCATTCTGGGTCTGTGCCGCAGCGATGTTTACTCCGCCGTTGCCAGACATCTTCGAGAGAACGGAAGAGCTGGTATTGACGCTTGCAGGGGTACCAAGGGCAGTTCCGGCGGTAGTCAGCTTGACGGTCAGATTGTCAACGAGGGCTGAATAGTTCTTGCTGGTGTTCGAGCCGCCGACGACCGTGACCTTGACCTTGATGTAGCGCAGATAGATGTTGTAGCCGCCCGCACTCTGCCCGTTGAAGATGCCAAGAGCAGGGTTAGTATCTGCGAGTGCCTGCGTTGTGCAGGCTACGGCAGTTGAGGCTGTCGCTGCAAGCGTACTGACGAAGTAAGAGCCTTCATCCGCTGCAGCATAGTCACCAGTGAAGATTGGTGATACCTTCGAGGAACCCAGAAGTGGGTAACTCGTGTTCGCTTGTCCTTGGGACATGAAAATTTCCTTTAAGGGTTAGACTGCCGTTGGATTAAGTGTGTTAGACTTATCCGCAGTGTTGGTAATTCGGCTAAAGTTCTGCGTAAGGCCCAAATTGGAACCTGTACTAATCCAAATACCAGTACCAGTTGGCATAGCATGGAAGTTGTTGAGATATGCGTGACCAGTCCAAGCGGTTCCAGATGTGCTGATTGCACATGGTAAGCTGCTTGAAGTATTAGGCCTGAAGGTCGTATTCCTTGCTATCTCAATCCCTGTCATGTTACCAGCGCCTGTTGCCAGCATGATCGGACCTTGGGTTCCCGAAGTGATTGGAGACACCATGAAGTTATCAGTTAGGCTCCAACGGTCATGGCCAGCAGTTGTCACCATTGCACAGGTAACAGAGACAGTACCTAAGCCAATTGACCTGCAGCGAGACATGCTGAAGCCATCCATAGCATTCGCTGTATTGCATGCACCACCAGACAGAAGGGTAAGGAATCCGAGTGTACTGCTGGCGTCTCGGAACTCACAGTTATCCAAGGCGAAGAACTTTGTGTTAGTTGTAATAGTGGTTGAAGCTGCTGTCTGATTACCACTCACAACGTAAGTTCCAACACCCCCAACTGTTCCAGTCAACTGTCCAAGGATCACTGTCCCGGCTGCTACACCAGTGCCGCTGATAGTGTTACCAACGTACAGAGTACCGGAACCAACCACCGTCACAGTCAATATTGAGCCAGAAATCGAGCCTGTAACGCTGGCAATAGCTGGTGTGAACAGAGCTGCAATGCTTAGGAAGTTACCAACGAACTGGCAGTTTTGGAAACTCACATTGTTGCCAGTAACATTGATCGTCGCGGTGGCAGCAGTATCCAAAGTGAAACTTGGTCGACTGGTGCCAGCTCCAAGACCAAGGATTGCTACGTCACTTTGATTCACGTTAAGTGCTGTTGCAGTGGAAATAGTCTCTGCATGCTGAGGCTTCGCGATGATGATATCACCGTTGCCGCCGAGGCACTGAGCCAGGGCTCCACTCAGTGTAGAGAATGGACGGTAGAAGGAACCTTTGTTCCCGTCCGCACCAGCAACCTCCCCAGGCTGAATGCTTGGACCATTTGAGAGCCAGAACACTCTGCCGGGGTTGGATTGAAGGATTGGAACTCCCCGCAACATGATGCCTTGAGCAAAGGCATTGGGGAAGTTTGCCATCGGTTGTGCAGGCACAACTCACTCCTTATAAAGGGCCAGGAAGTGTCCTGGCAGCATTGCCCCAGACAGGGGCCCTTCATCCCTTCTTATCTATTTCATCCTGTTGTACCAAATTGGTACAATCACTTAGAACTTCTTCAGTTTCAATGGAAGCTCTACTGATTTGCTTAGTACGTAACTCCAAGTAGTCAGCAGCTTTTCTGAGGAGTTGTGGGCTATCCCTAAAGCAACCTATAGCCTTATTACAGTTTCCACAAAGAAGACCCCGAACTAACTTGGTAACATGATCGTGATCTACTGCAAGTCCCCTTGCAATAGATTCATTTGCACTTTCTGCCATATGTTGAGTATCACATACAGCACAACGGTAGTTCTGCTGCTCCAATAAAGCCTTGTAATCTGCTATGGTTATTCCATAGTGATACTGTAGTTGATAATCCTTTCTAGATACAATATCCTGAGGAGTATTCTCAACATACTTTCGCAGGATTCGCTTATAAACTGTATCCCTAGGCTGTCTATCAACTCGTAGAGCCTTGGTACAAGCTATGCACCAAGCTTGGGGTAAGCCATTCCTCTTACGAATGTAGAATTCGCTAGTAGGTTTGGCTACCCCACACTTAGAACACGACCTCATCTTACCTTATGGAGCATTTGACAGGAAAATACCTCTAGGATCAGTGCACCCAACCGATAGTCTCATGTATGTTCCCTGTAATAGGTTCTTAGATGTGAAATCATTATCTAAATCAAACATCGGCTTATCACGCCAGAAGAACCTCATGCCCTTGGGAGCATTCGTCCGGATGAACCACGGGTGCGCGTTTGTGAAGTAGTGGTTCAGCTTAATACCGCCGGGGAATGCATTGGTAGCCTTCAAGACGTTCAGGTTGTTTGAAGCTGTATCAGGTTGCAGCACAGACTTCAAAATCCTGTTTGCATTGAACCACTCCTGCCGAGCAACATGCAGCGAAACGGGCATAACGTTGATGAAGTTGCCGCGGTCATCTTGATAACCCATCAACTGAACGCAGGCATCTTCCAGGGAGGCTTCAGCCAAGTCAGCGGCTGGCGAAAGGATGTTTGACCACGTTCCGCCAGAAGCATTCAGGTGCGCAGAGCTTCCAAGTGCCAGGCTATCCCACGTCGTGAAGAACGTTGTTGAGAAGGCATTGTTGTAAAGGAAGGCTCCAACTACCTCAATGGTCTGTGTAATGGAGAAGGCATTCGCAGACGCCCTATCTTCCGAGACCTTGCGGTAGAGGTTATCTCGTTGTTCCTCGAAAGTTACGATGTAGCCGAGGAAGTACGGGATATGCTGGTAGGTAGTCACACCACCTTGGATTTGTGAATCGAAGGTGCCGTCTTGACCTTCCGGTTTGATCGGCGCAATGCCGAAGGGTGTGATCTGCACGTCCTGCTCGTAGTTCTGTTCCGAGTCGAGCATTTCGTAAAGATCAGGATATTCGAGTGCATGCTCTGCATACCGCATTCCCCAGATGTCCCGGATGCCGGGCCAAAGCAGCTTGGGATTTGATGCAGTTGTGATCGGTCCACCGAGTGCCATGTTATATCTCCTTAGACGCCAGTGACGCCGCCACGCAGCTCATGGTTGTTAATCATAACTAGCCACTTTGCATTTGTCCCCACGGCGTTGTCGCGCCTTTGAACCATCATGAGGAGTTTGCACTGCAAAGTTGAACCAGTCGCCTGGCTGGAGCTCTGAAGCTGCCAGCCTGAAAGATAACCGCTGTTTGCCCCGGAGACAAGATTAATGTTCTTGCCAATGGCAGTTACTGCCAGAGCACCTCCAACGGAATCTTCTTGTGCTTCAAAGATCACTTGCGGATTATCCTCGACTAGGACGTAGTAACCTTTTGTCTTAGTCGCTGGGATAATCGTGGTATCGAGTCCAGTTGGATCGACAAAGCCAGCACCGTAGACGACTCCGCGAGTTGCTACAATTACTCCTCGAAGAGCGTTACCAGTGCCAGCAGTCGCAAGTATCACTGCAGGGACACCTGCAGCACTTGCACCACCTGTGAGTGATGCTACCGGATCGCCAATAGCGTAGGCATTAGAATCAGTGCTTGGGATGAAGTAAGCTCGTCCCGAGCCTGTATACTTGGTGCCATCGAGGTATTGGACCGGCGCTAGGCCTGAGGCCCTATTCGCGTTTGCCAAGTTTCACCTTTCAGGAATGTGCCCAAGGTCATGTCTTCTTGGGCTTCTTTGTAAACAAGTCGACGTTTACGTTACCTCTTTGTTGGGAAGTAACGTAGCGCCGATTGGCGTTAGAATCAGCTTCTGCTCCGACTTTGCCGCCTCGTAGGGAGGCGACGATCTTATCGGATGTTTCTTCCCTTAACGCCATGTCCTTGTCGTACCATTCCTGTTTGATCTTCATCAAGTAGAGGCGTTCAGCTTTCCCTTGGTCATCCACGCCGCCGTGAACGGAGACACGAGAACCTAGGTCAGTGTTGCCAGACTTGATGAGGTCTTCGGCGAAACCAAAGTTGCGAATCTTAACTTCCTCAGGGTCTACGAAAGTGTAGCCCGCAGCCATAGCCCGAGGAATACGGCCGGGGCGGTCAGCAAACCAATGGAGAACGAACCCTTCAATCTCTGGAACGGCCAACTTCAAGTCTGGCCGATTCATTGGAATTCGAGTTTCGTCAGTTACACTTGTTTCCGGGAGATTAGCAGGGTTCAGGGCCATTGTCAGATTTCAGTGAAGTGACGCTCAGCGTACTTCTTACGCCACTCATCACGGGTTTTATACATTTTGTTCGGGCCAACGAGAGTCTTCTCGAAGGAATCACAAGCAGCTTTTGCTTCAGATGGGAGATCGGAGTAGCTCTTACCATTTGCGCCGGAAGAGCGACCACCGGAAGCACCGCCACCTTCAACCTTGTTGTCCGGTTTACGACCACCCGTCAGTTTGAGGATTTCCTTTTCTACGCCTTCCGCGATCTTGTCGAGGTAAGCGCGTCCAAGAGCAGTTTCACCTTCTGAGCGGAGCTTCCAACTCAGAGTGTTCGCGATGGAGGTGCGAACTAAGTCAACACCGTACCAAGGGTTGGAGTCCTTCCAAGCGACGAAATCAGGGTGCTTGGTGTAATCTTGAGGAGCAGGAGATTCCTTTTTGGCAGCTTTCTTCTCTGTTTCCCCCGTGCGCTCGCCTTCCGCTGTATTGAGGCGAGTCATTTCCTCAGTTACAGTCGCGGCTGTCTCATGGTCCCCGGCGCGATTAGCTTCAGCAAGTTGCTCTCGAAGTTCTTTTCGAGCTTTCTCGACTTTTTGCTTCACGTCTTCGTCGTGGTAAGTTTCAAGTGAAGCAATAGTCTCGCGACCTACCCGTAGTGCTTCTTCAACCTCAGCGAGCCGTCGCTCCTGTGTAGCGACTTGTTCCTTGAGGCGCTTGTTAGTTGAGTGAAGAATTGGTAAAAGGTGTTCACCGCGATCAACGTATTGGTCCGCAGGAATCCACTTTTCAGGATCACCTTGGAACTCATCTTTCGAGACCCAGCCCATGCTACGGGCCTTCTCTTCTGTCTCAGGTGTAACTGTTTCGTCGCTCATTTATTTGCTCGTTTGCAAGTATGTTATACTCAGGAAATAATGTCAATGGTTATTGAGATTCAGTCTCTATTGCCAGGAAAAGATCATTGGCGTTTACGCACCTGTATGTCACTTTGTCTAGGATGCCAACTACAATGCTTCCTGCGTACTTCGAGATCATCACTCGATCGCCAGGCTTAGCCCGAGGTTGCTTCTCCTCCTTCCAGGCCTCAGGCCCAATAGCAATCACAATTGCTTCTTGTTCTGCAAGCTCAATTCGGTCTCGGGCACTTTGTGGAATCTCAAGAATCTTGCTCACAAGCTCTGGTTGGGAAGCATAAGGCTTTACAAGCACAGTTCTTCCCAAGGGCCTAAGTCCGCTTTGGTTCGTCAAGCGTAGCTCCTACTATTTGGTTGAAGTCAAGTTCTTCAATGAAGGTGTAGACACTGCAAGCTCCCGTTGCACCAGCATTCCTAACTGCCATCTCAATGTCGAAGGAAGCAGAGAAGCTTCCTGCAGCCCATTGTTCCTTTAGCGTTTCTCGTTCCTTGTTGGCCCACTCGCGCAAGGCTTTGGTACACGGGTTCTGAAGCCACTCAGACCAGTCCTGGTCGCTGGGGGCGTCAGTTTTCATTGCGGGCCGGATTGTTGCGAAAGTGCGAGTTCATGTTTCTCCTCGGAGTGCCTCAGTGACTGTTCGTGCTTGTCTTGCGTATGTGAAAGGTCCTGCATGTGAGACTGTTGCGACTGCTGTGCTGCCATCTGCTGCTTCATTACGTCCATGCGCTTGCCTATCAGATCATTGCGGGACTTGAGCATTTCAACGATCTTGCCAAAGCGCTCAAGCTCTTGTTTAGCTCTCTCAGCTCCAATTGTGCTGAGGATTTCTGCAATCTGTGCTTCCATGAACTTGATTTGCTCAGCGTTGAGCTTTTGTTCCTCTTGCATTTCGAGCATGAACTTTTGCTGTTCCCATTGAAGTTCGGCCATTTTAACTTGGGCCTTGCTCTGCTCAACTTGCATCTTGAAGTTTGGCAGCGGAGGAACCTTGCCCTGTTGTGGGTCTCCGACACCAGGGTAGATCTGGTCGACTCCATCTACTTCAAGGGCTTGCAGGAGGCGACGCTCAACAACTTCGAGATTGTATCCATTAGTGGACATTGCCATCTGCTTCAGCAGCAATGCTTTCTTGAGGCGAATCTCTTCAGAGACAATGTACGGGTCAGCGACAGGAGCAATCTTCGAAGGATCACCGAGGTAGTCCTGGCGACTCACTTTTTGGCCAGCTTCGCCAAAAGTCTGTGACACAGGTAGATAGAGGCCATTTAGCACATAGAGCTTGCGGAACTCTTCCTTCATTGAGCGCCAAATGCGCTTGAAGATTCCGGAGTAGATCTTCATGCCCTGAGTTACCATTTCCTGACTTGTTTGTGCAGGTGTATTCTGGCCAGGGTTCTCGCCCACGAGCATGTCAGTTGCACCACTGATGCGATTCACGTAATTAACAAGGAGGGTAAGGAGCTGAAATAGGACTGCGCTGGGCTCACGCACGGGCAGAGGAACAATACTCTTGTGGAGATCATCTCCACTGGAATCAACGCGCTTCCACTCGAAGGGAGTGAAAGTGTAGACACCGCCACGAATCTTTGCACCGCGGCCAAGGAAACCGCCAGCAGCAATACTCATTGTGCCGGAGTCAATCAGCTGATTGATGAGGGAGTTCACGGACTCGTTCAAGGGTCCAAGGAGAACTCCGAAACCAACATCGTAGATTCCACCGTCAGGCGACGGGATGAAGGGATACTTTGTGAAGTATTCGATTGGACGAATCTTCACAATTGTGTTGCCGGACTTCTCAATGTCTTCGATGCGATCAAAGCGAGTGACAATTCGCACTACTTCATGAGACTGCTCCTCAATAGTTATGATATAAGGTTCAGCATAACCATCGTCGTCGAGATCAAGATCGCAGTGTTGTTCGAGAAAGTTAAAAGGAGTTGTCTCGTCGGGAGCAGGAGGAGGGACCAGTCCTTGACGCTGGTCAGCACCGATTTGTTGAGTTGTCGCAGGAGGAGGAGAAGGCATCTCCTTGTACCAAGACTCTTCAAGGATGTTGCGAAAAGTCTTGCGCTGGACCCTCTCGTAGATGTCATTACGAAAGAGGGGAATCACGTGTGTTTTGCGAGGAGCGCCCTCGACGGACTTCGCCCAGTAGTCGATTACGAGGTCTTTGGCAAGGACCAAATCAGACTCATTATAGCTCTTGGAGTTGCTGAAGAAGCTCTTCTTGAAAGCGGTGCCAACTACTGAGACATTAATGAGGAGTCGGTCATGCTGCTCTTCCCAGTCCTCATCTTCTTCGAGGCGCTGCCAGCTCATGTGCTGACCCACTCGAATTGCCCGACGTGTCTCTTCGCCTTGGGGATCAGGGGCAGTTACACGGTACTTGACGACTTGTGTTCCACTGACGATTGCAGGATAGGCGCGGGCATGAAACTGCATCGTGGCAATGGTAACAAGAGGGAAGGCCACGTTGCTACAGTCGGGCCAAGGGAAAGTTTTCGCCTTGGAGATTTGCATAGCCAAATCCATTGCAGCCTCGGTGCGCTGCTCCCACCGGAAGCGTGAAGCCTTGTCGCGAGTGTAGCCTGTGAAGACCCACTCGCCGATGCGATCTAAGTCAGCTCTGTCCCAATGGTCGCAGAGGTTGGGAGACTTAACAGTCTCTTCATTAAGGGTGATATACTTGTCGAGCTTAAGCAATTACTTGCCCTTGTCCCTTCGTGTACCAAATTGGTACATCAGCGGCAATTCATGTGTTCTAGTTTATCCAACCTGGCTATGATCTCTTTTCGATCTGCTTTAGCCTCGCTATACATGCTGCCTGCGATGCTAAAGAGAGCTGAGATAAGGATTACGATTATGACTCCAGAGATTCCCAGTAACCAAACTCTCCAACCGCCGTTGGTAGGTTGCATTCAGTATCCTGTGATAGGACTTCTGCCAGTGCCTTTACCCTTGCGAGGGTCTTGGCGCTCGAATTCCCAATCTTCGTCAGTGTTGAAGTCCTCAGGCTCAACTTCGTTGATTTGCTCGAAGCCGCGGCAGAGCAGCGAAGTTGAATCAAAGCGATCATCTTCCTTGGCTTCGCCAATACCAGTGAACTTGAGGCACTCAGCCTCATAGTCAGGGTACCAAGAGGCCTGCTTGTCAAACTTCATCCCGTGTGAGCGGTGGCGTTTCTGGAAGACTCGACCGCGGATGCCCTTGTCTTTCATCGAGGGGAGTGCAACGATGTTGATCCAGATGTCCCGGCGTTGCATCTCCTTCACAAGGATTGGTTCGAGGCCAGCCCAGATCTGACCTTTTTCAACGAAGTGAATTTCCGGGTGCCACGCTTCTTGCACAGCGAACATCTCGTCAATGATCTGTAAGGAGTTCCATTGACCCTTGCGAACATCCACAACGTTCAACAGGTTTCTGACGTCCTTGCCACCAACAGTGCAAGCAGTCGAGTTGGCGTGATCCTTCGTTGAGATCGCAAAGTCCCAGGCAGCACACAAGACTTTGGAGGTTTGGAAGTCTTCATCTTCCATCTCCATGAAGTCATCGGGACGAAGGTAAGCGTTCTCATGATCGAAGGGATCGTTCAGGTATTCCTGGGAGTAGCCGGGAGCATCGCGAGCGTCAATGAATTCCTGTCGAATCTTGCGAAGCTTCTCTTCGCTGAACATCTCAGGCCAGAGCACTTCACTGAAGTCGTCGAAAGCTTTGTGAGCACGATAGCACCTTGATTTCCACGAAGGGTGCTTTGTGAGTTTCGCAAGGGCACTATCTTCGTGAAGGATTGTGCCGTGGATTCGAATCTTACCGCCGTCCCGAAGTGCTTGTTTACAAGCACGGATGAGCCAGCGGAAGAATTTTTCACGCCGTTCCTTGCTCTCGACCTGTTCATCATCTTCGATGTCATCACCAAGAATCAGACCAGGGCGCTTACCGCGCCATTTCTTGCCCCGGATTTTCTGCTCTGCTCCACGGGCAATGTAGCGTATCTGATGTCCGTCAAGGAACTCAACCACGATGTCAGTTTTCTGATCCGTGAGGAAGCCTTTGATTCCGAACTCACGAATGATATCTTCGTTTGTTCGTAACTCCGAGGCGATGTCACCAAGGTGCTCAATTGCCATCTCTTCGGTAGCACCAAGGATAATGATGTAGTCTTGTTCGCGAAACAGCCCCACTGCAAGTCCATAGTCGTGAGTGAGAGCAGTGCTCTTTGCATGCCCGCGAGGGGCAGCCACTGCACAAGCGGAAGGCTCACCGCAGTAGAGTTCCCAAATTTCCCGGTGGAAGTCTGGCGTCGGGCGAGGCCTATCATAAAGGGGCGACAAGAAGGTCCCTGCGAAAGCCTCGATTAGTTCAGCGGTAAGCCTAACTGGCGTCACGGATTATTCGGCAGCACCGTGAGGAAGCCAGCAAGCATTAGCGTCTGGCCAGCGCTCGTTGTGATGGTGCACACTACGGTGTAGATTACTCCAGCAACTCCACCAGTAATATTCTGTGAAACTACTGCCCCCGAGGAGGAAGCAGCCCCACTGATGATGCTTGAAGGCGAAGCATCAGTTCCGGAGTAGACTGCGGCAGTGCAGCTTTTTGTGCTGATGGTTTCACCCACAGCAAGTTGCGAAGTGAAGTCAAACGTAACGGTCTTGGTTTCTCCAAGAAGCTTATTCGGCAGCTCAGCGCGGGCAGTCACAGCGAAGGAAAAACCCCAAGGACCACTACTAGCAAGGCCCGGACTCGTGAAGGGGGAGGTAAGTGTGAGCCCTTGGCGGTTGATAGGTCATCGCGGTCCTTGGGAAGAAACACTTAGTAACCTTTGCGCTTTGATTTGGCCTTAGACTTCTTCTTCGTCACGGGATCACCATCCTTTCGCGTCAGTTGATGGATTTCTTCGGAAACGGAATCGGCCGCTGTTCTGGTCCAGGAACCACTATGCGACGTTGGTTCTCCTGTATGTGCTGGTGAGCTTCGCGAATGGCTGCCTGGGCGCATTCGCGCCACTTGACTTCAGCTTCCTCAATGGTCGCGACGGGAATCTCAAACTCAATCTGCGCCGGGCCAGCCGTGGTCATCAAGGTAATGTTGGAGAAGAACCTACGCTTCACCAGTGGACCGAGGCGAGTAGGCGGAATCAGCATCACAATGGTTACACCCTGGGTTCTGTTATCCACGCCGGTGAAGATGTGCTTCTCCCAAGCGTCACCGAAGTGGAGAAGTTGGTTACATATGTCCTCGACCATTGGGTTGGTAGAGGGAACCTTTGGACTTTCGGCACCGTTCACTTAGCCTCCGGCCATTTTGTGATGCTGGCGAACAGGATACTTCTCAGTGGGTTCAAACTGCTGCTTGTTCGGATCAGTCGCAGCAATGTTGTGGTCTTTCAATGTGCCAGCACCTGCTGCTTTACCTAGTTTCTTCCCGTAGGATTTGTACTTCTTCTGATGTTTCATTTTCGAAGACTCTCCTTCGTTGAGTTGCCAGCAAGGAAACCAGGCGTTCGGCAAGAACACTTAGCCTATCTGAATCTCCCGGTGTGCGCTCACGCTCGGCGTTCTGCCCGACGCGACCTGTCGCCTCAAGTTGTAACTTCACCGCCTTGAGCTTTCCATCTTCCGTGCCATTCTTCATTGTGTCAGCAATTACTTCGACTGACTCATCGAAGAGTGCCTCAAGGCGCGTGGCGGCAGCCGCAGTCATCTCCTTCACGTAGCCAATGAATAAGGGTTGCTGCTGCAACATCGTAATATATTCGGGAGTAAAATCGCACGCAGTAGCCACGGTCTGCCTCCCTACTCCCTGCGCCAACAAGGCTGCTGCTTGCTTATGCAGTTCCGTTAGCTTCTTCAGCTGCCACGGGCCCTGTGGGCTCGCTTCCACCATTAGCTCTGTCGAACTCATGCTTCCTTTCCACAAGCACCTTTTGGGCGCGCGCCAGCGCAACTTGCTGCTCTGCGCTGAGCATCTTTCTGAACTCCTGGGCCACGTCTGTCACCACGCCATAATGCAAGTTGGCGCTGCCAATGTCAACTCTTCCCGACCATAATATTGCCCTCCCGCCGCCTGTCGCCAAGGCCACTGTGAATGCTGTACCACTACGAGGTCCAGTTTTTGGAAAATTTCTATTAGAGGCTTAAGCGCTTTTGGCACAGAAATGATTTTGCCCCTCCCCACGGGCTAGTAGGTGAGTGCCTACCTACGGGGCAGCTGTGGGTGCAGGTGTAATGGTAGGTGGGTGCCTTACTAACTATAGTAGGTAGGCGTTCACCTTTGTTGCACTGCACAATGCTGCAGCGCACTGTAAGCTGGCGCCTACCAACCAACGTAGGTGAGTACCTGCCTACATGACCGCGGCAGCGCGAATGATTATCATCTTCGTTGTTACAAACTGTTACAATTTCCCCAGAACTTGTGCACCGCACAACTGTCCAACCAACATAGGCGGTAATAATGCCGTCTTAGGAGCTCCAACCAGTGAGCTCAAAAACGGAGGGCGTCATGCTCAGTGGAACAAAGTCATTCACAGTTTCAACTCGCGCCGACGCGGACAGCGAGCCGGTTCAAACGGTTCTCACAATCGATCTGAACGGCTGCAGCGAAGAAGTCGCCGTCGCGCTGGCGATTCAAAGCGCCGTGATAAAATGGCAGGGACACGCGCGGAAGCACGGAATTCCCGAGCGCACTGCGATTAAACTCGCGGAGTTCGCGCCGGGCAAGCGTTTTGTCAGCGCGCCGCGCGAGATGAGTGCGGCAGAAGTGGCTGCACGAGCGAAAGTCGATGCCGCTTACCGGGCAGAAGTGCTCGCAGCACTCGCGCAGGAGTAGTGCATTTCGAGTGGATTTCGCGCGCAGTTGCGCGAGTCCACTTTTTAATGCACTTCCGCACTCGCGTTTGTTTGTTTTGTTTGTGTTCAAAGTGTCCAATGTGCTCAATGT